TATCGACGGAAAGTCGGTAAATATTGGTGACACGAACATTTCACTCGAATGGAAATCTGTAATGCTTTCTAATATCAGTAAGATGAAGTGTTCTCATTCATACACTATAAAGCTACCAATGACCGCAACGAACAGGCAGATATTTGAATCTCCTGAATCTGCGGAGCATAACGCTTATGTATTTGAAAACGGCATAAAATCATCCCTCGGAAGACGAATGAGTGCGAGATACTATTGCAATGGTATTGATGTTCTTGGACCAGCAAACGCTTATCTAATAGGAACTGATAAAGATTATTACAAGATAGTTCTTACGTGGGGAACCTTATCTGCGATACAGAGTATAATAGACGAGGACAAGACGTTGCCTGAACTGTTTGGTAACAAAGACATCCAGCCAAACTTTGTGATGTGGGAACAATGGCCACAATCACAAATTAGTAGCGAATACGGTGAGGATATTATGTGCCTTCGGTATTCTAATGGTGTTGTAGGTGATGACTTTTATGGGTATCTTTATTATCTTCCAAGCTTTAAAGTCACGTATCTTTTGGATAGAATATTTAAGAAGTTCAATATTGATTACGATTTTACGAGGGAGTACACAAGAAAAGATGGAACTAAAGAACGAAAGGTAGAAAAACTTTTGGATTCTTTATATTGTCCTATTACATCCATGAATGATAGTGAATTCTATCAGGAACGGAATAAGTTTAGATGGGTGTTCGAGCCAATGGCAACGGAATTTAGCGGAGGACACACGCAATTAGAATCCTATAAGTATCCGACTTTCTATAATATGCGTGTAGGGTGGATACATCAAGTAAAAGCCCCAAATCATATACGTGCATGGTATGGTTTCTTCTTAAATATGAAGTACAAGATAAAAACCCATGTTAGAGTTTTTATCAATGCTGCTCGAATAGACAAGACCGAAGCGGAGATATTCTCGAATGTAAAGCTAACAATAGTAAATGGCATCGGAAACAAAGACGCTTCGAAACTTCTTGCACTTTCTGCAACATACATAAGTGGAGAGTGGGTTGGTGTTAAATTACCTACTCCGAGTTCTTCAATATTGCAGGGGATAGAACAAGGAAAATGGTATGAAGTGAGGTTTGAGTATCTCACAGATTGGGAGGAAGTTTCAGATAATGACAATCCAGGTAATGGTGACTGGGAGGGACTTCATATAGGTGAATATAAATGGGAGGACGTAATAGAAATACGACAAGGTCGTCGTGTCTGGATTGACGGAGCAGAGAGAGCCTATATAGGTGATGCTACAGTTCCATGTGCGGATGAAAGTGGTCAGAAAATCTACCTGAAGAGTAAAAAGACTGATCAAGAACCTTCGAATTATGAGAGTTATATTGAGGTTATCCCATGTATCAAGGAAGGACACCCATATCAGAAAGAAACACAGGAGGTGGAGTACCTACAGAATGCTACTCCTATATATTTTGAACCGAATTTTCCGGAAATGAAGCCCATAGACTTCCTTAAAGGTGTGTTCTATGTCGTTGGGGGTTATCCTATCATTTATAATGGTAGATTGAGACTTGTTCTCTACAGAGATCTGATAGACAATGTTGACAAAGCGGTTGATTGGTCGAACTTTTTAACGAATGACTATGCCATGCCGTCATCAATAGACTTTGTGCTTAGTGACTGGGCGCAAGTGAATAAACTTCGGTGGAAATCAGATAACGAAGACAATCCGAAGTATTCTGGTAGCTTCGAAATCAAGGACCCATATCTGAATACGGAAAATGATGTGTTTACTCTACCATTTGAGGGATGCGATACAGATAGAGGCATGGCTAAAGTTCCTCTCTATGAATCAGGAAAGGTTATTAATTACGTCAAACTAAAGGGTACGGGTTATCTACAGTATGCTTCTTATGCAAAGGAGGTTGAGGGATTTGTTTTCAAAGAATGCAAACCACGAATAGGAGTTCGACACAAGAATGAAGCTGTTGAGAATACAACTGGTACAACAGAACATTCTTCACTCGATTATCTTACATTTGAAGAATTGTCCTTCCGAAGCAAAGGCGGACTTATGGATACTCGGTATAAGGTCTTTTCAGAAATGCTTAGGCACCCGTATGTGGTAACTGATAATATGGAGCTTGACGAATTCACACTTGGGAACCTTGATATGAGTGTTCCTGTGTATCTCCGACAATATGGAAGTTATTTCGGAATACAGAGCATAAAAAGAAAGTCTGACGGTAAATGTACAGTTCAGCTTCTTAAAATACCAAACAGTCTAATTAAAGCAAACAACAATGAGTAATGAAGCGGTAACTAAGATACTCGAGATTAAAGTCAAATATGACGATGCCATCAAGAAGATGTCCGAGTATCAGAGAAATATTCAAGACGCACGAGAGGCAGAGAAGTCACTCAAGCAGCAGTTGAAAGACGGATTGATAAGTAGAGAGGAGTACAATAAGTCCTTATCTGCTTCGCAGCAGTATATTCGTATGCAACAGAATGCGAGTATGATGCTTACAAGGCAAATGACAAATCAGATGAGGGCGCAGCAAGAGCAGAATGGCTCTTTAGTGCAGCTAAGGGCTCGCTTGGCTTCTCTGACACAAGAGTATGACAATCTCAGTAAGGCTGAACGGTCAAGCGCTCATGGAACGGAACTGAAGAATAAAATTAATTCTGTAACAACGGAACTGAAAGAGGCAGAATTTGCTACCCAGCGATTCTATCGGAATGTAGGAAACTACAAAGACGCTGCAAATTCTCTTGATGCGCTTGGCGTACGTGTGCGAAACCTTGGCGGAGTTATTGCTGGTGTATTTGGGGGAATGAGCTTTGCTGGGCTTTCACAACAGGTAATGGAAGTGGGTCGTGCTTTCAATGACCAAATGGCTAAGGTTCAAGCAGTAACTAATGCTACGACTGGAGAATTCAAGATGATGCGTGATGAGGCTCTTCGTCTTGGAGGTTCTACTCGGTATACGGCTTCGGAAGCAGGTGAAGCTATGGAAAATCTTACAAGAAATGGTTTGTCAGCATCTGATGCTACTTCTGTATTGGAGGGCACACTTCATCTTGCACAAGCAAATGTTATAGGACTGGGAGATGCAGCAGATATTACAACAAACATGCTCAATTCTTTTCACTTGGGTGTTGATCAAGTGAATAGGGTTAATGATGTCATGTCAAAAACAGCGGCTTCTTCTGCTACTGATATTCTTGGTTTAAATGAAGCTATGCAGAATACTGCACCAATCTCTTATGCTTTGGGCATTTCATTTGAAGAAACAAATGCAGCTCTTGGTGTTCTTGCCGATAATAATGTAAAAGGCGCACAGGCAGGTACAATGCTCAAACAGATAATCATGGGTCTGACCTCGCCTACAAAGGCTCAAATTGCAGTCTTTGATAAGTATGGAATACATATCGATCAGAACACCGTGAGAACAGAAGGACTTACCAAAACGCTTATAAAGCTTAAGGAAAGTGGTATCATGGAATCTAAGACTTCAATGCGTGACCTTGGTGATGTCTTTGGGCGACTTGCAGCTCCGTCAGCACTAACGCTTCTGAATAGCCTTGATGGACTGGAGAAAAAACTTGTAACAGTTTCTGATGCTGCCGGTACTACGGATAGGATGTTCCAGCAAAGCTACTCTAACGTAACGGTCTCAATTGACTCTCTTAAGTCAGCTTTCGAAAGTTTGTTGATTACTATATTTGATAGCGCCTCTGGGAATATGACAGGACCACTTGATGCTATTACGGCAGGAATAACTTATGTGCGCGACAATTTCGAGGAACTTGCTCATGTCGTAGGGTCTATTCTTGCAGCTTTCTCCCTTGTGAAGATTGTGCAGCATATCAGAGAATCTGCAACTTTATCAAGTTCCTCTGTGATTGCAAATGCTGAACGTGCAACGGCGAATGTGAATACTCTCGCACAGCAGGAAGTAACACAACGCAGAAATGTGGAAACTCTTAAAAGACAACTTGAGACGGCGTCAGCAGAGGAAAGAGGACTTATAGAAAACAAACTAACAATACAGAAAGCTCATCTCGGAGAAACTGAAAAAGCTCTTCATAAAGCCAAGACAGCCGAAATAAAAGCTACAGAAACTGCAGCAGCCTACGCTTCTGGGTCCGCATGGCAAAAAGGAATGATTACTGCCAAGGTAGCAGTACAGGGGTTTGTAAGAACTGCAAATGCAGCAATGAAGACGTTTATTCTTACGGCTATCATATCTCTTGCTTTAGAGTTATTTATGCAGCTTGACGAGATGCTGACTTCAAGTAGCGAGGAGTTCAGATCGTTTAAGGCTACGATTGGAAATCTTATAAAAACAGGTTTACAACTATTAGTCAATGCTATTGCTGGAGCGATAAAATGGATGGTTAATCTATATAATAACTCTATGCTGGTGAGGTCTGCAATTTCATATATGAAAGTGTCATTTACGGCAGCGTGGGAAGTAATAAAGATTGTTGTAAAGAACATTGCAAATTCATTTGGAGCTCTGATAGGTGTTATAAGTGGAGTTGGTACTGCTCTCAAAGGCTTGTTCACTTTAGATTTCACGGCAATGAAAAATGGCATCTCACAAGTTACAAGTGCTGTGCAGAATTATTATAAGAAGACATGGGACAACGTTAAGAATGGTGTTAGTAATGTTGTTAAAACAGTAAAGAGTGAAGCAAAATCTCTGCAAAATCCTCCGAAAAAACAGAATGGACAATCGAAACCAAAGCCTAAAGCAAAACCCAAACAAGAGGTAGCCACAACATCTGAACCAAGCACTGGAGGTGGAGGAGGTGGTGGAAAGCCCACTAAGAAGAAAGACAAGAAGAAAACTAAAACCAAAAAGACTGATAATAAGCAAAAAGAAAACGAAGAGAAGCGTCATCAAGAGGAAATGAATCGTATTGTTCAAGAGGGTCAGGAAGCGCTAACTAAGCTAATCTCAGATAACCTTGAGCGACAACGAGCAGAGGTTCTTGTGCAATATAGAAAGCAGATTGGAGACCTTAGAAAGAAACTGGACGAGGATAAAAAACTCACGGTAAATGCGAAAGAAGCTATCAATAACAAGATACTTGCACTTGAAAAAGAAAAAGACGAGAAGCTCGAAGCTCTGTATATGGAGCGATATAACAAATTAATAGAAGAAGATGCTAAGGAACTTGAATTGCGTATCAAGAACTCTCACAAGGGAACAGAAGAGCGGTACAGACTTGAAAAGCAACAGCGTGACGAAAACTATCGAAAGCAGTACGACGAAATCGATGAAAAGATAGAGGAGCAGCAGAAGCATATCTCAGCTATAGAAAATAGCTATAAAGAGGCTCAGCTTGAAGGACAGACGCAGCTCGAACTTGATGCAATAAATCAACGCAAGGATATAGAGCTTGCACTCCTTGATAATTATAATAAGCAGAAAGCCGATATTACTGAAAGGCAACGACAGGAAGATGCACAAGCGGAGGATGCTTATCAGAATGAGCAGATGCAGAAGCAGCAGAAGATTGTAGAGAACGAGATAGCCGAGATGAGTCTTAAAATAGATCGAACGAGAGAAGAGCAGGAAGCAATTCTTGAAGTTAGAAGAGATGCGGACGAGGAATATCTTGAGCAGTTACAGGAAAGGGGGCAGATGGAAACTCAGACAGAAGAAGAGTATCAAGCAGAGCTCCTTGCTGCAAGACAGAAATATGCTGAAAGTAAGAAGGCTATTGATGATTACGAAGCAGAGTGTTCAAAAGCAAAACTCGATGCAGAAGCTACAGTGACCAATTCTCTTATAAAGCTCACAGCTGCAATCGGAGAAAGCAATACGGCTTTTGCAAAGATTAGCAAAATAATGACTCTTGCACAGATTGCCATTGATACAGGTAGAGCCATTTCTTCAGGTATTGCCTCAGCATCGTCTCTTCCTTTCCCTGCTAACCTTGCAGCTATAGCCACTACGGTAGCAACTGTGATTGCCAATGTTGCGACAGCCATATCCACTGTAAACTCAGCAAAGTTTGCATCTGGAGGTGTTGTTAATGGGCATGGAACAAAGAATGGCATGGATCAGGTCACCATACGTGTTAATGATGGCGAAATGGTCCTCAACGAAAGACAACAGTCGAATATGCACAAGCAATTGACAGGTAAGACCGGAGCTTTCACGCAAGGTGATCAGCGAGAGCTATTTGGACTGGCAAATGGAACCATCAGTTCAGAAAGGTCGGACTTCTATCCGATAACCTCTGCATTTGGAGATATTGGAGGAAATGCACCATTCGAAGCAAGCAGAATAAATGACCACGTTTCTCAACAGGGAGAATTTGCCGATAGAATCGTGCAAGGTGTAGAGAATATTCCTGCCCCAGTTGTAGCGGTGGAAGATATCAACGAGGGTCAGAGAAGAGTAGAAATAATTAATAATATCGATACATTATGATAGTAGCTGAATTCTTAGAAAAATATGAGGCTGTTGTAAAATTTATGAATGACAACCATATTCTCGTACGTGATGTGGAATTTGTTCCACTATTTAACAAAGCAAAAGAAATGATAGCAAGAGGTGAAAAAGTTGCTTATGTAACGTCCGTTCTGTCGGATGAATACAATATAACAGACAGAACAGTGTATGCTCTCATAAAAAGGCTGGGAACAGACCTGAAATAATATTCTTGTTTAGTTCATTTTTAAGGCGGACTGGCATCATGTAAGGTGTCGGCCCGCCTTCTTTTTAGAATCCTTCTTTCATTGATTTAGGTTTAGCAATGGCTTTCATTAATAGTTCTCTTTTGACAGACAACGCCTCACCAACTTTATCTTTCTTGAATTCCTTATCGTAGAATGACGGAGAAATTTCTATTCTGATTTTCTTTACGCCCTTCTTAATGATATCGTTTAATTGTTCTGGCAAAATCCTAAATGATGGCGTGATGCTGTAGTCACTATATGTAAATCCATTTACTGAATGGACATCCCTCACTGTTCCAGAGGAAGCAGTAGCAGCATGAAGTTCCAAAACGCTATCGTCAGAGAGTTTGAGAAGAATTATTCCTCCTTTGTTTATTTCCAAAGGCTTTGTAAAGGTTATTTTCGTGCTTAAATACAGAGTCGTATCTTTCTTTTCTTCGGAAATAATAGAGTTTATCCCAACAGAAAGAACCATTTTGTCGGTTACACTGCGGCATACTGTAAAGTCTGTAGCAGTTGAACGAACACCATTCTGTACGTCGTCAATGACGATTTCTTGTGCTACCATCGGCAAGGAAGCAAGTAACAATAATGAAGCTATCAGTTTTCTCATAATTATAAATGTTTTTTATTTTATTTGGCAAAAATAATTCTTTTTAATCAATCATGCAAGTATTTACTGAAATACTCTTTCAGTTGTTTTATTTGCGTATTTCTGTTTTCGTATAGCTGTTATTGTAATTTTGGTACAAAATTATTGTTTTATGGCCGTACTTAAAATCTATAATGACATAGTTGATGACCAGGAGAAGCTCGTTTTGCAGGAAGCAGGCACTGATTCAACTACATTTTCAGACATTCGCGACTTCATTAGTAATTTGTCTCCAGACGACCCTGATATTGATATCCGTCTCCACTGTGACGGTGGAGACTGTGTTGAGGGGTGGTCCATTTATGACGCTTTGCGCCAGACAGATAAGAAAATATCAGCAACTGTCGAGGGTAAATGCTCATCTATTGCCACGATAATTCTATTGACGGCACCTTTAGAAAGGCGATACGCATATCGCAATGCGAGCATCTGTATTCACAACCCAGCCCTTGCAGGCTATGAAGTGAAGAGCGAACGATTGACATTTGAAGAGCTGGAGCAGCAAGCGGATAAAATGAGAAATCTCGCTTCGCAGCTTCGAGTAGAGACAGGAAAACTTCTTGATCTTTACGTGAGCCGTACAGGTTCTGATAGAAAACTCCTTAGTGAGTTGATGGATAAGGATATTTACATAGATATGCAGACAGCAATGGCACTCGGTTTTATCGGGTCCATACTCCCTGAAATGAATGACAGCAAGAAACAGTTCAAATTTAAAAACAACAAAGAAATGACAAAAGGAAAGATTGAGTGCGATGCCAACGCTGTACAGCGTGTGTGCTCGCTGTTTGGCGTTGAAAAGATTGAAGACATCAACGACATTAAGATCATCGATCAGTACATCACATCTTCTTCTGGCGATGGATTTACTGTCGAGAGAGAAGATGGAGACCCACAGGTAGGCGATATCGCTTACCCAGACGGAGACTACGTAATGGATGATGGTTCTCACGTTATTGTGCAGGATGGAGTCATTACCGACATTACAAGGGTTGACGATAGTGAACCTTCAGAGCCAGGTGATGAGGGTGGAGACCTTACCCCAGATCAGCAGCAAGCAGTCATCGACAATCTGCAGGCTCAGATTGATGATTTCAAGAAACAAATCGCTTCTAAGGACGACGAGATTTCTGCCTTAAAGGGTAATCAGACAACTGACGAACAGCGAGAGATTCTCACCCTCATTGCTAAGGCTGGCGGAAAGAAATGGCTTGATAAGATTACTTCTATGAAGTCTACCTTTACTACTAAAAATCGTACGTTCGTAGCTCACAAGACTCCAGGTCAGGGTGATGGTAAAGAAACCAAGACGCAGCGAATGATTCGTGAAGCAAAGGAGGCTAACGCGAAGAAGCGTAACCGCAAGATGGAATAATCATCTAATCAACCAATGTTTAATTTAATTAGGAATACAATATGATTAATTGGGAACAATTTACCGTAGACAACGGTGCGATTACCGACCTTCGTGAGTTGATGTTCACATCTACTTTCCAGGACCCGGATCTCGATACCGTTGTAACAACTAAGTCAAAGCAAGAAAATGGAAAGAAACTTGGTTATGTTGACAAGATTCAGGATGTCGGCTACAAGTCTTCAGGCTGTGACGTTCATTACGAAAAAGTCTCTATTACAGGTGTAGAGAAGACTTGGAAAATTGGCGAGTGGGAAGTTCCATTGGAGCTTTGCTATAAGGATATCGAGGAGACCATTGGAAAGAATGGGTTAAAGGGAGGCACAGATCGTGCAGACTTGCAGGACACACCATATTGGGACCTCGTTCTTATTCCTCTTTTGAAGCAGGCTCTTAACAATATGTATTGGCGTCTCACATGGTTCGGTGACACTGCCGCAAAAGATATTGCTGGCGGTGGTATTATTACCACAGGTGTTAATACTAAACTCTTTACTGCTAATGACGGATTGTGGAAGCAGTTGTTTGCTATCTGTACAGCTAATGAAAAGCAGAGAACAAAAGTTACAGCCAATACGGAGTCTTCATACGATGCTCAGAAACAGGCAGCTAAAGCTTCAGGTTATGCTGTACAGCTCTTTGATGACTTGCTTTCTGATGCTGATTCTCGCATCTTTGACGACAAGAAGGCTTGCATCATGACAACCAACTCTCTGTTCAAGGCGTTGCGTAATGACCTCGTGGACAAGTACGGTAAGTATACTATGAGTGTTAAACAGATTGCTTCAGGTATCAAGCTCACAGAGTATGATGGCGTGAAGATGATTGTGCTTGACGTTTGGGACCGCATGATCAAGAAGTACGAGGACAATGGCACCAAGCTTAACAATCCTCATCGTGCTCTTGTTTGCTCTCCTAACAACTTGTTCGTTGGAACTGAGGACGACGACAAGATTGCATCTTTGAGCCTCACATTTAGCGACAAGGAGCGTAAGAATTTCATCTACGCAAGTTCTACACTTGGTACCCTCGTAGGTGAAGATGCACTGATCCAAGCCGCTTACTAACCAATAAAACTTTTGTAAAATGGCTGAATGCGATTTCAAATTAGTTAAGGATATCGAGTTCGATTGCACAAACATGTCAGAGAAAGGTCTCCAGACTACTGGCTACATCATGAATTATGCCGATGTAGTCAAAGGCAAGTGCAATCGCACAGGGAACTCGATTACAGCTCTCGCTCTCGCCACTGGTGCAAAGGGATACAAGATTATCGTACCAGAAGGCTCACCTTTCAATGGTACGACTATCGAAGCTGCTGTAGGTACTTACAGGACAAAATGGAATAAGACCGTTGCGTTCGTAATCCTCAACAGTGGTCCAGAAGTATCTCATGACATCATTGACAAGTTGGCGAATGGTAAATTCGTTGTTGTCCTTGAAAACAAGTTTGCTGGTGCAGGCAGTAAGAATCTTTTTGAAGTTTATGGCTTCGAACAAGGACTTAAACTGACGGCATCTACACGGGATCTGAACTCGGATGATACTGATGGCGGTTGGAGCGTTACCTTGCAGGAACAGCAGGCTCCATCATCTGGCTTGTTCCTTTGGGATACAGATGAAGATAAAACTCGAAAGGTACTGGCTTCATTGAGCGGTATCACTCCAAGTGTTGTACCTGGAGGTTAAAGAACTCTGCCAATGTTAACATTTAGTGAAACAATGGCTGTACTGTTAGAGATGAGGGGGCGTTATGACAACGGCTTCTCATCTACTGACAGGCTTTTTATTAAAGATACGTATGCGTTTCTGTTTGGAGAACAAATCAAGAATACTTCTTGCAGTAATTGCTACAGAGACGCCTATATATTAATTTATTCAAAACTAAAAAAAGAAGGAATTATGCCAAAAGAAAAGAAATTCATACTGTTGAATGGTGTTCTTCTCCACGCTCTCAATGGGCAGGTTTTCACCAATGCAAATCTTACTGACGAGATTGCTATGGACGCTCTCAATGAGAATGCGAACCGTTTGGACCTGTTTGCGAAGTATCCTGAAAATTATAAAGAACTCTGTGATGCCCGTAAGACTTTACTTGCAGAGAAAGCATCAGCAGAACCAAAAAGTAATGAGGAATTACAGGTAAACATCGAGAGTCTTAAGTCTGCTCTCGAAACTGCCAATAGTGATCTTGCCAACGAACAGAAGAAAAACGAAGAGTTGGAGGCGAAGATTTCGACTTTGAACGAGGAAAAGGCTGTTGCTGAGGGTTCCACAAAAGAACTCAATGACAAAATTGCTGATTTGACCACAAAGAATGAGGCTCTCACTTCTGAAAAGGAGGCTCTCGCAGAGGCAAAGGAATCACTTATTAATGATAACGAAGAGCTTTTGAAACAAGTTGAAACATTAAAGAAAGCTCTCTCTGATGCGCAGAGTGCTGGTAGTGATGCTTCTGCAAAGAAGGCTGCAAAAGAGCAGAAGGCTGGCGATACAGCAAAGTAAATGTAGTATGTGAACTCCGAGAAACTCTATCATAAGTTAAAACACTGATATGAATATAAATAACGTAAAGCGAGCACATAGACGCTTTGATACGCACTATATATCGTCAATGAACATTCAGTCATACGGTAAGGATAATTTGTATCCGCAACGTATGCTATCATTGATTTTAAATAGTCCGACGGGCGGAACGTGTTGTGAACTTTACGAGAGATTCATAGAAGGTGATGGACTGAAGGATAAGTTTTTCGGTGATTTTGTCTGCAATAGGCATGGAGATACGGTTTCCGACATTCTTCATCTTATTGCCGTAGACCTCGCCCATTTTCATGGTTTTGCCCTCCATGTTAATTACAACATGATGGGTGAAATCGTGGAAATACAGCATATGTTATTTGAAGGGTGTCGTCTTGAAGAGGAAGATGATCTTGGTAGGGTTGCACATATCAAGTATCATCCCGATTGGACGGGAAAGAAAACGAGAAATGGTAAGCGTATCGAAATAACAGACGCAAATGTAAGGGAATTCTTTGTCTTCAACACCAATCAGGAGGTTGTTCTTGACCAAATAGAGACGTGTGGTGGCATTGATAAATACCAAGGGCAGGTTCTTTGGTACTCTATGGATGGGCGCTTCGTGTATCCAAAGCCTAAATACGACAAGATAGTTACAGCTCTTTCAACCGACGACGGTATTGATAATGTGAAATACCGAAATGTAAGAAACAACTTTCTTGTTGCAGGTATGCTTATTCATAAGAAGGCAGTCTCATTAGGTATAGATCCAACAACTGGACTTGAGGCAAAAAACAATGATGGTGGAGAGGAATTCTCTCAGAACCTCGATATATTCCAAGGAGATACCAATGCCTGTTCCATTATGGATGTTACCGTAAACGCTGAAGAAGATATTCCTAAATTTGAAAAACTTGAGTCACAAAATTTTGACTCTAAGTTTACGGTGACGGAGACTTCTACAGTAGAGCGCATTTATGCTGCGTTTGGACAGGAACCATTTTATTGTATTCGTATTGGAAAGCTCGGATTTAGTGGCACTACTATCAATGATGCATTTGCTTACTATAACTCTTACGTGGAGAAAGAACGAAAGGAAATCTCCCGAGTTTTTGCTAAGGTGTTCTCAAAATGGGATATGAGAGATAATGATGGGAAGCCAGTGTGTCCCTCCGAAGATTATTCAATCCTTCCAGTTAAGCATATATCCAATGAGAGTACCGACGATAAAGACCGTCACAGTAAAGCCTAATGAAACATATTGTAACTACAGCAGAGATAAGAGACCTTGGTCGCCCTATCAGCAGTAAGGTCGATGAAGATAAGCTCCTTTCATACATATATGAAACAGAGAGGTTGAATGTAAAACCGACTCTCGGTGACAAGCTATTTGCTAAGGTATTGGAGTATTTGAACAATGAACAAAGCGATAAAGATGAAAATCTGGAGATTCTTCTTAATGGCGGCGAGTATACGGATAAACGAGATGAATTTCATATGCTAAGCGGACTCAAAATGGCCATTAGCTACTTTGTGTACGCCCAATATGTTATGGACGGAGATTTCCAATTAACACGTGCTGGGGTAGTTATTAAAGATAATTCCTATTCCTCACATATTTCGTCGAAAGAACGGTCAGATTGCTATAATAATGCTCTTACTGCTGCAAATGGGTTTCTCAACGAAGTAAAGGACTTTATACGGGATAAATTTCCGCAGTATTATCGACAAAGAAACAAACCAGGATTAATTCCAACAAATTCCATCGTAATACGAAAAATAGGAGAATAACATGCTCACAAGAGAAAAGCTCTTAGAGCTGGCGACCATAGTTCGTGAGGAAACTGAACAAGGGCTTAATTCAGCCCAGCGTGTAGGACACTTACTTTATGAAATCGTCAGCTCATTTTTGTCAAAGACAGGTGATGAAACGACAAATCATAAACTTACGGCTGAAGAGCTGCAAGTTTTGTCTGTATTGACCGTTGCTGGCTCACAGCTCATAGGAACTGATGGTGGCAATGTAAAGGAGGTTATATCTTCTATTCTCGGATCTCAAATCATAAATGGTGATGACACTGTAAAAGGGGACTCAAATCTTATAGGGAACACCTATTTTGGCGCGAAATTTATACATGGTCTACAAGGTAGAGGAGGAATTGTAAGCCCTGATGGTGAAGCAGAATTTGATAGTCTTTTGTTAAGGAAGTGGCTTGAAGTGCCAGAGATGCGTCTCAATAGAACACTTTATATAGCTGGAGACCTTAGACAATCTTGGTGTAATGGTATTGTTGAGTCTGTTCAAAGGCTTTCTGATTCAACAGGTGTAATCAAATTGAAACTGGAAGATGGTGAAGGTGGAACCTGTCAGAAAGATGACATCTGCATAGGTATGTATCAGTTTGGGGACGGAGAAGATTCCACAGAGGATATGGACGACCTTAAAGGAAACATTACCCGTGCAGGATTCACTACGTGTTATTTTCGCGTTACAAATGTGTCTGGCAGATACAATGAAGTTATATCATATTCGCTTCGACCATATACAAAGGAGGTGACTGATCCTGATACTGGCAAGGTTGAAAAAGTAAGAACGTATGGAAGACATCCGCATCGTTTTATGAAATTTGCGGGATATGGCAACTTTACTAACAAAACCAGACAAGAATCAACTTGTATTACCAAAAGCTACATTCAATTCTTGAGAGGTGTAGATGATTGGGAATATACCTTTGCCAACATAGCTATGCAAATAGGTGAGTTAGATGGTCTCATGAAGTCATATAAGGACGATGGTTGCCCAGATATGACCGGCTATTCTGCTTACCTGAACAATATTTATTTTAATGGAAAGATAGCTCAAATTGGTGACGACACTATTGAAGAACTTCAAAAGAAGATTAGGAACTATAATGTCAACTTCTCAGAACATGTTGATGTTGTAACGGTGGATGATGTAGGTAATGTGGTTGGCGGGCTCTATTCAGAAGATATCGATGGAAACGGCAACCCATATCGTCTGTATAGAATTCACTCTGCCATTACTGTAAGGAATAATAATAAGATTCTCACCGTCTGCGCTGATAATGAGACTGCTGGTGCTGGCACTTATAAACTCTATGCACAACCACATGGCTGTTCTTGTCTCATTAAGGATTCAACACTATATATCACTGCGATTGATAACATTAAGGACGGTATAGCAGGGACAGTAGACGATTCATCATTTGACTATGACAAAATGCGTCAGATAGAGTCCTGTTCGGTTGATATTCTCGTAGATTGCGAAGGGAGAGCTACAATTACTAAGAGTTTCCCTATAACTATCAAGCATCAAAGCGAACCGTTTATAGGTGCTGATATTACAAACGAGAACTCTGCTGTTAGCTGGAACACGAAATCTCGTAGCTTCATAGGTCTGCCTATAGTGGTAGACATGAAATTGTGGCACAACAATACTTTGCTTGATGTGTCCAAAATCTGTGTTAAGACAGATTCTGGAAAACTAATAGCATCATCTGACAAAAAAGACTCCGTCGCAATAGTTTCAGGATTGAAAGTTAAGGCTACCATTGCTCAAATAGCTGGAGTAGTAACAGACTCTGGCAAAATAGGTCATATTGAGATTACGAGCGTACCTGATAATATTGAGAACGTAACTAATCTTAGTATCATCGGAGAGGCTGTTTATGCTGGTGTGAAATATGAGCGTACATTTACCCACACAATAAGGAAATCTGCAGATGTGAATGTATATCAGCTTGTTCCTTCAGTGGATCAGATTCTTACTAAATTCAAAGACGGAACACGCGTTGTTGACATCGAAAGCGTTACCTGTGCTGTTCATTGTGATAGCAGTGATGATAAGCACTATATCTTGACTGAAGAAGAGGTAAATGCAGCAGGCTTGATAATACAGTATTCTGTTGATAATGGTGTAACTAAGAATAACTATGGTTCTGCCATTCAGATAAGTACTGATATAAGCAGCGTTATTTTCTATTTGGTACAAGGTAACTTTATTTGGGACCAAGAGACTGTGCCTGTCATCCTCGATGGCGTGGACGGTAAAGGAGTAGAATTTATCTTCTTTTTACAAGATTCATGGAAAGAAGATAGTGATAGTCCTGTCGCAATGGATACCCCCACAATACTCGATGAATCTTCTAAGAAAGAATTTCAAGTAGAAAACTTCTGTCCATATAATATAAAGAAAACTGATAGATGGACAGATGAACCAAGTGGGGTCGGAATGAATCATCGTTACGAGTTCTATTCTATGCGAAAGAAAGTAAATGGTGTATGGCAGCCATTCTGCCCTGTAAAGCTGTGGAACAAATATACTGTTGACGGTAAGTCTAACTACGTTCTTGATCTTACCAATGAGCAGAGCTTCCTGAATTGCGATGACCAAGGGACAGTTCTTAGTTCTTACGAAGATACTACTATACAGTTGTTCAAAGGAACGGAGTACGCATGGGATTTGTTCGATATAAACATAGTAGCTCATAATATCAGTTATTCGTATGTTCCAGAATCTCACATTATCCAGCCAAGCAATATTACTGCTGATAATGCCAGCATCGTTGTTACTGCTACTCTTAAGGCTGACCACGATATTGTATTGACAACAGTGTATAAGATTTACAAGTCTTATGCTGGCAAAGGTGGTGTTGTGTATTCGCTTATGCCAAGTGTTAATACAATCCATTTGATGGCAAATGGTGATTACATTGACAAGGTCATTTCAATGCAGGTGAAAAAGACAGTTGGGGAGACTACAACAATTCTTACAACGTTTGAAGAATTAAAAAACAACAACCTTACACTTAATTATCTGCTAAATGATAATGGTTATGGTATCTCTAACCCAACTTCAATATCATCTGAGGCTGTATGCAATACAAATTCGTATGCAACATTTTTGTTGATGAAAGACGGGAATGTTGTTGACAGACAACGTATCAATTGCGTTTCTGATGGAGAAAGTGGAAAGAGAGGTGATAAAGGAGATAATGGTTGCATTCAAAGAGTTTGGCAGACATTCACAGAAGGGCAGGTTTATAGGAACGATACAAAAGCAGAAGGGACAGAGGCCGACAGCTTGAATTATCTCGATTTTGTGGCAGTTCCTGATAGCAGTATGACCAGTGGGTGGAAAGTTTATCAATGCGTAGCAACGCATACATCAGGAAAGCAGGCGGAACTTTCTGATACAAAGTTGTGGAAAGAACTCAGTATAAACGCTCAATCTGCTTTTTTCACTTTTCTTATTGCTAAGAATGCAAATGTACAGATCCTTTCGTCTGCACAGTTAACTATAACAGGGGAAGATGGGAAAGCTGTTGCAGGATTAGGAAATACCAATATACCTCTGTGGGTTGGTAGTGAAGAGCCTTCCAAGAGTCCTTTTTATGTGACTCGGAAAGGGGAATTGCATGCTACTGGTGCTGTTATACAAGGAGATATTAACGCAAGAAAAGGAAAAATTGGACCATTCTCTATAGGCGAAGACGGCATCTATGTTGGAGACTATTCGAAGTGGTGGAGTTCGGAAAAGACTAATTTCGCATATCTTAACAGCTCTTCCCTGCTACTCGAACAGCAGGTAGGGTATTTTAGTGCTGGAGATATTGCCCATATGATGATTGGTCTTGGAAGAGGTTCTGACCCTACGTCAAAAGATGAGAGCGATGCGTACTGTGCTTCGGCAATGTATATCTATCGTAAAATGAATGCCTTTTCAGATACTTATAGACCTGCTGTACAAATTATTTCTGATAATGTTGTTAATAGGGACATAGCACTCCATATACAAGGTGGTTTGCGCGTAACAGGAGGCATTATAGAGTATGGACGTTACATGGAATATAATAGAGAGGGAGATACGAATGTATTTGATTTAAGTTTTGGAACAACATTTTATATCAATAATAAATCTTCTGATAAGATAATGTTCTTTTATCCCAAATTATCTGATGTTCGGAAGCAGCTTGGAATAAAGGATACGAATCAGGCATTTTGTGTGCCGATAACAGTTGTTGTGGATAAGAATTCTAATACAATAGTATTAGCATCACAATGCAAAGCAAGAACTCCAGTATCAGAAGAAGAAGGTGGAAAAATAATGGGTGTAGGTGTTATTGCATCTTCAATTACTTTTAATAAAGAACGTTGGGAGTATCAAAGGCGAAATGATGAGAACAGTAAGTCTAAGGTATATATGCAAGGAGGCGTTGTGGGAAGGTTCGCCCTTTGTTATAACCCTTCATCTGGATATTATTGCGAATTATTATCAAGTTTTTAGAATATGAAAATAGATTTTACAAAAATAGAAGTCTTTGCTGATCTTAGTAGGAATACATGTGTAGTACGAGATATCAAGAATGAATTTGCTAATGCAATCTACACGAATATCCCAGGTTTGCCTGCACATGCGCTCGCATATAAGATATATAATTCCAAAGAGGAAGAAGAGTACACAGAAGATGAATGTATGCTTATTTCTCGGTGCGCAGAGTTAGTTCTAACACCTGCTTATATCGACGCATTGAAAGAAATATTTAAAAGAGGACAATAAGTATGGGAGATATAACGCCAAGACAATTATTGAATTTGTTTCAAGTAGTTGGAGCTATTACGAACTCCGACCAAATACTTCTTCATTCTGCTGAAGGAAATACAACGACCAAGATTACCGCAGAGCTTTTCAGAGCATACCTCAATAAAGGTTTTGAAATATCGGTTAGCGATGATGGCTTTTTGATGATTGGAGGTTCAAAGACTCAATCTAAAGTAGAAGGTATAACGCCTATTTTAAGGCGTGGAACTGATGGAATAGAATATTCCAAAGATAAAGGGCAGTCTTGGGAGACAGTGGCAAAGTTTACTGACCTTGGTGTTATTCTTGGTCCTTTCACGCAAGAAGAGTATGACAAATTGAGAGAAAAAGGTCTTATACAGAGTGATTGCTATTATTCCATTTGGGAGGACGAATAATGATTTTGCACAAAGGTAGGGAAATTGTAAGTTTTGCATTCAACGACAAAGCTATTGCAGAGATACGTCGTGGTACAAGACTCGTATGGCAGGCCATTCGAAGCTGTTTCGGAAGTGGACATTGGATAGGCTCCCGTCCTTGGATAGGAAAAGATAAGTGGAAAGGAACAAATAAATAAACAAATATGGCAAAGAAGACTAAAGCAGACGCCGTTGAGTTCGATATCGTTAAAGGTAATTTTGATGAACACGACGGATTTGACATAGAAGTATCACTTCAGAAAAAACTGAAATCACATGATGACAGCCTAAAAGCTAAGGTTGGATATCAATGTTGGAGCACTTCTCCTGATGCTTCAAACTATTATCATTTGTGGGGATTTGAAAAGAAGGAAGATTATGCAAAGTACATAGCTGACCCAGATAACGAATCAAGCCTTCTTATTTTTGACGAGGCTCTTCCGATTTCTACAGTGCAAGGAGATAGCTATGGCGCCTACCTATTCACTTCATTGCAAGGAACAAGGGATATAGTTGTTTCAGGAGAGAAATTGGAGATTCCACTTCGTTTCCATGCTGTCCGCACCTCAAATGGTGACAGATTAAACATGGGTACCGCAGCATTGCTTGTCATACAACGCAGTACTGATAATGGTATAACATGGCAAACTGTGGATACGAGAAATGCCTCTGTTCCGTCCACAGATTATACTGATATTAACACATATACCGCAGTTGATGTTAGTAATTGCCTTATTAATGGCTCGCAAAGAATCCGCATACGTGCGCAATTCAACTACACAAATGAAGATGGCTCTATCAAAACGGCAACTTCCACATACGTTGCAGTTGGCAATAGTGTGACTAAAGCTAACTTATCGCTTTCCTGTCAGCTTAACTGGCAGACGCCATTATTAGCTTCTGTCTATAAGGATAGAGGTTTCCCTATCTCGTATATGGTATTTGGAGCTGTAACTAAAGTACTTCATATTTCAATAACTGGTGGTAATAACACAGTTATGCCAGAGATTACTTATCCTTTGTCAGCTTCTGATGATTCCACGAATATAGCTAAGAGCATTGTAGATGCGACAGATTCCTATAAGCTATTCAAGCATGGTGTAAGGACGGTCAAGGCATGGTTGACATGCGAAGACGGACTTGGTGGAACAATAAGTAGTGAGGTGTTGGTGAATCGCTTTATGATGATAAATAAGGAAGATGCAGGAGTTAATGCTAACAAGCCATATTTAATGCTCCAGAATGTTATTAGTAAGGCTGATAACTATGCGCAGGCTGATATTTGTCAATATTCCGTTTTCTCACCATCTGTATCTTCTGACGGTACAATCAGCAATGCTGGAGCAAAAGTGCCAGTAATATTCTATTTAACGGATTATTCAGAGAATTTCCCGTCAGATAACCCTGTGGAATATTTTAAGATAGAAAACAGCGTAACTCCAGGAGAGGTGAATACCTTAAATACAACAATTGAAATAGAGGCTGGTGAGAGTAAGACTGTTCCAGCTTATCTCCGCATATACCGCAAAGAAGCTGATGGAAGTGAGACAAACTTCTTACAAGAGAGCCAGAACACGAATAATATTGTTATTACGGTAGATAACTCAGAGAGTTATGCTCCAAAAAGCGGAGCAGATTTCTTGCTGAACCCGAAAGTTCGTAACAACTCTGAGAGCAATCCTGCGCAGATACTTAATTCACGTGCGAATAATGCTGTCATAGAGAGCACCTGGCGTGGTTTCGGTTTTGTCAATGACGGTTGGATTACATCAGATTTTGACAGGCAAAAAATACTTCGAATTCCTGCCGGAGCAAGATTAAACTTTAAGTATAATCCATTTGCACAATTTCTCACTACAGCCGATTCTGCAATGACTCTTGAATTAGACTTTGCTGTAAGGAATATAACAAATGAGGACGATCCAATTATTTCTGTTTGCGAAACTCTCGGTTCATTGTTCAGGGGTTTAAGACTAAAGCCAATGTCTGGAAATGTATTCACTAAGAGTAATACTGTTGATTCAGAAACTGACTTTAGCTGGAGCGAAGGTGTTAGAACGCATTTGGTTATCAATATTCATAACGCAGTTGCACCGAACAAGGGTGACGTTGTGGTTCCTGAAGCCTCGACGGGACTTGCCGTCTCTGCGACAAAAATCGCATTAGTTCGTATTTTTGTTAATGGAGACTGTGAACGAGAGCTGAAATTCAGTATTACAGATACAGAAGAGTTCGGGACATCAACAATGGGTAATGGTGGATTTACATTGGGGCAAAATGGAGCAGACCTCGATGTTTATTCAATACGCTGTTACCAAAATACAGCCTTAGACGCAACAGAGGTATTAAATAACTATATCTCTACATTACCTACAACAATAGAGAAAGTTGCTCGAAGAAAAGCCAATGACATCCTGACCTCTGGTAAGGTTGATATAGAAAAAGTTAAAAAACTCGGCAAGAGGTGTCTTGTCTGGCATGGTAAACTCCCATATCACGAGTCTACTTCCAAACAAAGCGGATGGTGGGAAATATTACAGTTCGATAAGAAAGGAAATTATTTGCCAGAATATTCTGGCACTATATGTAAAGAAACCAAGTCGTTGAAATCATCAAGGCAGGGTTCAACAGCGAATACTTATTTCTGGTCGAACTTACAAACAAAATGTGGGGATGTAAAAGCAACAATTAATGTGAGAGTCGAAGACTTTCATAGCTCTATCGTTGTGTCTGAACCGCATAGCGTGAATATTCCTACTGCAGACGGAGGAACGACTTCTATGAAAGTTGTTGGTATTTATGGGGGGAATCTTGGTAAATACGATCCAGTTAAGAACGAAGCAAAAGAGTATCCTTATAATGACGATGGCTCAGTTACAGTTCCTGATGGTTGGATTGATGGCAACGGCAAATATCGTGGTATGGGTTATCAGGTTTCTGAAGGAACGCCTTTGGCATCTAAATTGGTAAATAAAATCAACTATGCTTCTTCTATGCAAAGCCATCTTACTGGAGCAAATAACCTATATAACGATTTACATAAGGAGATTGTAGGGAAAAACAGCCTGCAAGAAGCCTGTTCAACAGCCCGTGTGTCAAAATATACGGAACCATTCTTTTTCTTCTACCAAGAAGAAGGGCAAGCAAGCCCTGTTTATAATGGTCCTTGCACATTTGGAGCTGGAAAAATGGATAAACCGACTTGGGGTTATGTTAAGAAGTTACATCCTAATTTCTGTATGATAGAGGGAAGTGACAATAACTATGACCTCACCGATATGCGTGTTCCATTCACATGGAATGAGCCTGATTGTTCAGAATGTATAACATATAGAGGAGGAAGTTATGAAGGCTTCTTCTATAATGGTAAGCAATGTCTTGATTTTGATGCCGGGGCAACGCAGGACGACGCAGAAGGTACGCCAAAAGAAAACATCATTAAGGCTATACAAGATACATGGAATTTCTTGTACCTACATGCTCCAATGATAGCCTTCTATAAAGGTACATTTGAATCGTTTCAGAAGTCTGAACAAGCAAAAGACGTGTTCAAGAAATATTGGTGTACAGATGGAGAAGACGCATATAGATTAAAACGCTACGACCACGTAAATAATAAATGGGTCGATGCTGGTTTGTGGAGTAGTGCTACAAAAGCATGGATAATTGTTGACTTACGAAAGGATAAGCTAACAAAGCAAACATTTGAGAATTCTTCTAACCAAAGCCAGTATTCTAAGTTGAATGAAGAATTTCGGGCAGCAATTGTAGCACACTGTAGTAAGTATATGGGATTTTACTTTAAAGTAGATTCCGTAAAGTTATATTATGCACACATAATACATTTGCTTGCTGGTACTGACAACTGTTCTAAAAATACTTACTTTGTCCTCGACCCTAAGACAGTGCAAGTAACAATAGATGGAGAAACTCGTTCATGTAATCTTTTTGAGATGCATACTGATGATGTTGACACATTGCTACCTATAGATAATAATGGACGTGCCACTAAGAAGTATTACATTGACCGAATGCACCCATATAACGATGGAGATTCTGCTACAGCAAAGTACGAAGGTATGAATAATGTTTTATTCAATCTTTGTGAAGCGATGTGGGAAGATACAAAAGAGTTACAAGCAATGCTTAAACGGATTTTATCTGTAATGGAGGGACTTGTAAAGGAGAGTGATTATATTGATGGATGGACAGCTGGGTCAAAGGTTTCTGTATGGGGGTGTCTATATAAGTATATTTATTACGTGCATCATTATTTTCCAGAAGCCGCCTTTAATGAGGCTGCACGAATTCGATATGAATATCCAGAAATGCTCGGCTTTGTCTCAAGCGGGTCTGGAGCTCGAGGCGTTAAGCCTATCACGCAGAGCAATGGTTCCCTATTGCAGTGCGAACTCCAATTTATGAAGCGCAGACTGGTACTTATGGCAAGTTATGCGGCATGGGGACCTTTCTTTGACGGTAAAACAGGTAATGTTGGTATTGCTGAAGCGACAGACTCATTCTCTATGCAAGCTTATCACCTGCCAGATAGTGCCACGTCGAATAATAATTACACTTTCAATGTTACACCTCACCAATATATCTATCCTGTAGGAATGATGGGACAAACGAATATTGATCCTCATGTTAGAGTAGCTCCTGGCCAATCTTTCGCACTTAATCTTGGAGACACAACTTCAAATGATACCGGTATGGCGGTTTTGGGTATTAATTATTATCGTTCACTGGGTAATTTGGGTAATTTATCAACGACGCCTTCGAATACGCTCACTATAAAAGGGAATCGACTCACCGAGTTTATAGCAGAACCTTCTGTGATGTATGTTGATTCAGGCACAAAGAAAAGTGTTCCCGCATTCCGTCCTGGAGGTATTGTTATATCTGCGCCGAATATCCAAAGATTGACATTGAAGGGACTTGTGTCTACATCTGGCTCTATAGATTTATCGGGGTTAAAACGATTACAAACTGTAGATCTTAGGCAGACAAGTTTTACCGATATTAGTATACCTGAAACGAATATAATATCAAGCGTAATGCTTCCTGCTACTGTTAGTGGAGTTGAAATAACTAACCAGCAATCTCTAAAAACGCTGACGTTGGAGGGATATGCTAATCTTAAGAAGTTCATTGTAAGAAATAACAAACTGATTGATACATTCAGCCACGCTACAGGTATCTATGTCGCTAAGCCGTCAGGTTTGCGTACAATTGATATTGATAATATTAGATGGGATTCTGATGGAAAAAGATGTACTGTTGATATGATAAGTTACCTTGCTTCCATGAGAGCTGCTTTGAAAGGTATCATAATCCTCGTAACAGCCACAATTGATAGGTATCTAACTCTGCCCGAAAAACTTACCCTGGTGGCTCTGTACGGTAACATAGACGATAAGAGCAACGCTCTATATATCAAATATGATTTAAAAGATATCGTAAGAATATCCATTAGTGGTCAGAATTATATGACCGAAGTTGGTAAGGATTATGAATTTAGCGTGATACCAGCTCCACAGAATGGGAATAACATAGCGATACGAAACGGTAAGCTTGCTTTAAGGTGGAGTCTTGCAGACACTGCTAACCCTTATGCGCAGCTTGTAGACGATAATATTGGAATTGTACATGTAAAAGGCCAAAGTGAAGCAACACTAAAACAGAAGCATATCTTAAAAGTGGAGGCAACTCCTATAAATGGAGGAAAACTCGAGACAACAAAGTCTGTCGGTTTTTATCGTCACATTCCAGAGGTGGGAGATTTCGCTTACTCTGATGGCACTTTTGATGATGATTATGATGCAACAAGAGAAATTGTAGGTCAGGTGTTTATGAGGAATACTATCTACGATGAAGAGGTAAAGACAAAGATAAAAGGATACGATGTGCGCATCTATGCAAAAGAAAACCTCACTTTAGCCCCTTCCGGAAACAGAACAACTCCGATGACAAAAATAAGATTTGGAATGTACCCAGATAGTAGTAATGGTCATTGGGACGAGCGTGTTGCTATCAGAGAAGCTGTTGGGTTTAATTCTGACTCTGAGATTTTCGATATTCCGGCTATATTAAATGTAGATTGTAATCTAAAGAAAGCAGATGGTAGTCGATATAATTATATAAACGATGAAACTTATCTTGATCCACTGCAAGAAAGTGGTTATAAAAAATTAGACAATGGATTCTGCGAGACAGGCTATAATGGAAAGGAAAAAACAAAGTCTGTAGTTGCACATGCTGATAAAATCATCAGCTATTATTTAGAGAAAAAGATTCCAACAAGTTTGCAGGAATTAGTTGACGTTATGCAAAAGATAATTGAAGAGAACTCATCAGTAACAAATTCATGGCGTTATGATGAGTATTATTACCCTGCTGTGTATGGTTGTTATTTGTACGAGCCAACAGTTGAAGGTACTCTTGATGAGCAATATAAGGCTAAACGCTGGTACTGCCCTGCTGAAGGTGAGCTTTGTAGACTTTATAACTTCTATCGACAAGGTGTAGCTAAAGCACAGGCAAACTACAGTCCGGCAAGCGAAGCTGTGACCCCTATTATGGCAAATGCTAATGCGAAAGCAAATAGTATAATATTCACATTTATTAATGATTGGTATTGGAGTACAAGCGAGCTTAGTCAGCATTACAGTTGGATATTGAACTTTGGTAGTGGCTACTTGTACTACAGCGGCAAGTACGGCAGTCTCTATGTACGCCCTTGCACAGCATTTAACTTTATTCTTTAACCTTTTTTAAGGTCGCCGTCTCGGGGCGACCGTTTAGAAGGTAAAGTAAAATTAACAGCTCCAGTCGACAGGAAATAACTGGATAAAATTGCAAAATTATATGAATCAGATAACGGATGATATTCTGAAAGGTGCTTCCAACAATAAGAAGAAAGTGGTAAGAACGACAGCGCAACTGCCGATTTTTCGCGACTCATCAAATTTGTTGTTTCTTTTGATGAAGCGAATGTATCATGTGCCGGGCAAGATGGTAAGAACATTAGACACAGCAATTCACCATGCGGACGAAATTAATACTGCTATCGCAATGGCAAATGAGTTCCGTGGAGAAGAAAGGTCATATTATTTAGGTGTTGCTATAGCAAACATTCATGTTCTGAATAATATGCTTGCTTCATTTCAGATCATTGGCGTCGCGTCTAAGAAAGAAAAAGTCGAAGATGTCGTTGAAAAAGGAAAAAGCAAAGCCCCATGTGGCTTTTCTAAGAATGAAGTAAAGGATATGAAGAAGCTCACGCTTCGCATTCTTGCGCAGGCTGTAGGTTGGAGAGATTCCGTATCACGTCAGGGTCATACTGCCCAGCTAAAGGAGGGTGAAAGATGAGAGTGCGTGGGATTTCTATAAATGGGAGGCTTACTGATATGGGGAAAAGCCATGTGAGTTACGATGATGCAAAGCCTTTTTTAAGCGAGAATAGTCAGCATAACAGTTGGATATTGAACTTTGGTAGTGGCAACTTGAACAACAACAACAAGTACAACAGTAACTATGTACGCCCTTGCACAGCGTCTATAGATTTCCGCATTTTTCAGGATAGTATGTTTGAGGCTTATGAGGACTGTCTTATAGGTAAACGCAGCTCTCCGCAAGCTCTTGAATACATACCATCTGCTTCTGTAGACGTCTGTAGACTCGCATGGGAAGTATACAACTTCTCCTACGAGCCTGCAACTTCTACTTGCTTTATGGTTACTTTTCCAAAACTTAGAGAAGTTTTCGCTGCAAATTTCAGAGATAGAATAATTCACCATTGGATTTGCCTAAGACTCAATCCTTTGTTTGAAAAAAGAAATGAGGATCTCGGTAATGTGTCACACGCATGTAGAAAAGGCTATGGAACTATATCCGCTATAAAACAAGTGGAAGCTGGAATTGAGAAAGTTTCACATAATATGCAGAAAGAGGCATGGATTTACAAAGGAGATATAGTGGGTTTCTTTATGAACATAAACAAACAAAAAATGTTTGAAGTACTTAAAGAGCTCATAGAAAAGAAGTATTTTGCGTCAGACAAAAGTATCTTGCTTTTCCTTGTTAAGGTTACGGTGTTTCATTCTCCTGAGAAGAATTGTTTTATTAAATCCCCATTTGAATTATGGAAAAAGATAAAACCAGATAAATCTCTTTTCTATAATGGAGAAGGGATAGGTGAGCCCATAGGAAACCTAACCACTCAGTTATTTGCAGGATACTATATGAGTTTTCTCGATGAATTCGTAGAACGACTTTTTGAAAGGAAAAATTATAGTTATACCCGAAGTGTAGACGATTTTGTAATTGTTTGCGATGATAGGGCATTCTTGAAGCGAGCAATAAAACTGATTATGCATTTCACACATAACGAACTTAAAGTAGAATGTCATCGCGATAATGTCTATTTCCAACCAGCTTCACATGGTGTAAAGTTTTTGGGACAGATTATCAAATATAAAAGGCGTTATACTATAAACAGGACAGTTGGTAGAATGATAAATAGGGTTAAACAGTGTCTATTAGAGTGTGAGAATGGCTCTATGACATTACTAAGAGCAGAACACTGGGCTATGGTTCTTAATTCTTATTTTGGATTCTTAGTTCAATCGAATTCTTGGAAGATACGCAAAAAAGTAATGGCAATGCTAACTCCAAGCTTCTACCAATATTATTATATAGTAAATAGCAGAACAGTAAGAATTAAAAACAAATATAAACATGAAAGCAACAGATTATGTTATTAAAAGCCATGTCTACGGAAAGAATCCGCACGACGTGTTTATTGTCAGGTTCGGAATGGAAAGCGCTACACCGTCTTCCGTCGAGTTGTGTGAAAATATAACCTTATCGGCGTTACGTGAGGCGCTTGGAGACAAATTTGTGCCACAAAAAGAGATAAAACCTCTCGTTAGTGAATTGGAAGAAAAAGGCAATATATGTTTTTTTTCTAAAGATATTCTTGCGTTTGCTAAAGAGAATGTTATCAAGGAAATCGCAGCCTATGATGCCTCCACAAAGGTAAATTCTTTCACATACAACGGAATTGAGCTCTGGCTTGACCAACAAACTCGTGCCGGATTAATTATACGTTTCAACGCAGAAGAGGCAATGGGCAAAACAGAAACTACGCTATGGGCAGGAACAATGCCTTTAACCCTAAGTATCACAGATGGAAGGAAAATGCTGTATGCTCTGGAGTATTATGCATCAGTCTGTTTTGATGTGACGGCATCTCACAAGGCCTCTGTTGACCACATGACTACTATAGATGATGTTATTAATTATGATTTTACCAAAGAATATCCAAACAAATTAGCATTATGATCCAAATACTTTTATTTCTTGCAATTGCTTTGGCTTTTGCTTATTCCGTTGCTGCTCGCATAAAGAGTAAGAAGGGTCTTGTTTCAGTTTCTTCTATAGCATATATTTTACCACCATGGCTATTCACTGCTTTTTTCGGATTGGAAAGTATTTTGCTTGCTCCAAGCATATTTGAGCATTTACCAGATAATTATCAGTTCATAGGTTTTTTCTGCCTCTTAGGATTATGGGCAGTTGGTGCTTCACCGTATTTTCATACAGAAGCAAGAACACTTCATAATCTCGGAGGTTTTGGTTTTTGTATTTTGGCACAGGTTGTAGTAGCATTTAATCGCCCTCTACTTCTATTCGGGTGGACTCCAGTGTTGATATATATAGCCATTGGGAAACTAACAAAAAACAAGTATGATGATATTACATTCTGGGCAGAAGTAACTGCGTACCTTTTACTTATTTTATCCTTTATTTTATAAATATGAAGAAGTTCTTAAAGATTTATGATCGTTTTGCAAGCTGGATATGTAGTTTTGAAGCAGATAAATATATTCATTTTATCATAGGTTTTTTAATAGCCTTTGTGAGTTTTCTATTCTTTTATAGAATGATTTCGGAAAAAATATCTTTAATCACTCTCATCGTGTTGGTAATAGGTTTTGTTGCAGGCTTAGGAAAGGAACAGGTAGACAAGATGAGAGGAGAAAAGTTCGATATTAAGGATACTTATTCCACATGGGCAGGCGTAATTTTGGGTTTAATTCTTGGGTTGTCAGCCTATATATGTTTGGTATGGAGAATCTCTGCTTAAAAGAAAATTTGAAATATATTGAACAGCTTGATAATGGGCATTGGGTTGTGCGGTATGGAATTGTAGCTGCTGGTACTACACCTGATGGTAGGAATGTTGTTACTTTTACAACTTCAGAATATCCTCAGAAACCGACGATAGAACAAATCAGAAAAAGTATTCATCGTTTTGCAATGGCGCATCTTGACGATGAGAATATTCTTGAAAGTGTTGCCAACCCAGATTTGTCTGTTTATCAATATTTAGAATCGGATACTTTCCGATTACCAAAGAATAATACAATAACTTTTGAAAAGGAAGATGATTATGAAGATTATTGAAAACAAGTATTTACCATTAAAAGGCTATAAAGCCATGAACATATGCGGACTCTTATTTGTAAGAAAAGGGTACACATTGCGAGATGTAGATTATAATCATGAGGCAATACATACAGCCCAATGGAAAGAGTTATGGTATTTAGGCTTTCTATTACTCTATATTATTGACTTTCTTCGAAAATGGATGAAATATAAACAATGGCATAGTGCATATCGCCTTGTTATATTCGAACAGGAGGCGTATAATAATCAGTGGAATGCTGACTATCTTGATAACAGAAGACGTTTCGCATGGAAAAAATATTTATGATGTGCATGCGGAGAAGCCCTCTATTATAACTTATATAGCAAGGTTAAGCCAAAATAGGTAAATAATTTTCCTGCAAGAAATGCTGACTTTTTCTATTAAAAACAAGGGAATATTCCCAATAATATCAAATAACAAACAAAATGGCAGATTACAAGAAATTGATCCCATTTATTCTTAGATGGGAAGGGGGATTTGCAAATGACCCCACAGACAGAGGTGGCGCAACAATGAAAGGTATAACCATCGGAACGTTCACCACTTACAGAAAATCAAAAGGGAAACCGACCCCCACTGTAACCGACCTGAAAAATATATCTGATCAGGAATGGGGAGATGTTTTTAAAAGTCTATTTTGGGATAAATGGTGTGCAGATAACATCAAATCTCAATCAATCGCTAACATTCTTGTAGACTGGGTGTGGGCGAGTGGTAAATATGGAATTACAATTCCTCAAAGAATACTCGGTGTTGCACAAGATGGAGTTGTTGGTCCTAAAACTTTAGAAGCTCTGAATGCAAGAGATGCAGATAAATTGTTTGCGCAATTGAAACAAGCACGTATCAATTTCGTAGAAACAATAGTGAAGCGTAACGCATCTCAGAAAAAGTTTATAAACGGATGGAAGAGGCGTATTTACGCTATTCTGTAAAGTTGTAACCCGATGTCAATTGTATTAATTTGTTAAAAGTAATCAAAAATGACAATATTCGATTATATATGATTATATTTGTGCCTACTAAAGTATTTTAAATCCAAATATACTAAAAGATGGAGCAAATTAATTTTAAGCAGACAAACAATAGACTGGCAGAAAATGGGAGGCATCCAATTCCAGTCTTTGTCAACGAGAATTTAGGATTGGTAGTATCCTGCTGGAAACCAGCTTTCTGGGAAAGAATAAAATTACTTTTCACAGGTAAGATATATGTTTGTATGATGTCTTCAAAGAAGAATGTTCCGGCTACAAGACTTTCCATTCAAGAAAGCGAAATATTTGGTGAAAAGATATGAGGAAGGTTGGAATAATCGTAGCCATGGATTCAGAGTATAAACTGGTCCAAAATAGTCTTAGCAATGCAACAATTGATAGCACTACAGGTTTTTGCAAAGGACAGTTGGGAAATAGTACAGCTATCCTTTGCAAAGCCGGTATCGGTAAAGTAAATGCGGCAGTTACCACTTATGTCCTGATTAACCAAGAGCACCCAGATTATATAATTAATACAGGTGTAGCAGGCAGTCTTGATGAAAAAATTGAACCAATGAATGTCGTGATTGGTACCAAGGTTAAGTATCACGATGTATGGTGTGGCAAACCCAACGAACGAGGTCAAATTCAAGGCGAGCCAGAATGGTTCCCGTGTATTGATGTGAAGCAGAAAGCAAAGGGGCTTAGTAAAGTTCAAAGAAAACATAGTAATAAAAAATATTTCTTCAGTGTTTTCTTTGCTCCAATTGTTTCTGGAGACTGGTTTATGGAGACAGGTGCAAATAGACTTCGTGCACTTCACGCTTGCGGAAGAGCTAAGGCTGTGGATATGGAGTCCGGTGCAATAGCGCAAGTCTGCAATCGTTTCGAAGTTCCATTTGTTCCTATTCGAATAATCAGTGATTTTGTAGGAGACCCAAAGCATAAGAAGAAGTATGATAACTTTTGGGAAAACCTGGCAGAGAGATCTTTTGATTTATGTATGCAATTAATAAAAGATATCAATGGAGAATATTGAGAGTTTCAAAGTTAATCACCTTGAATTACATCGCGGTGTGTATGTTTCAAGGGTAGATGATTATGATGGTCATAAAATTACAACGATAGATATTCGTGTATGTCGCCCTTATGAGGATGCTCCACTCCCTATGCCAGCCATGCACACTATAGAACATCTTGGAGCGACTTTTCTCCGAAAAATGTCTTCTCTTGACAATGATGTTATTTATTTTGGTCCAATGGGGTGTCAGACAGGATTTTATCTCATTTTAAACGGAGAATATAAATCGTTTGAAATCCTCCCAGCGGTCAAGGAAATGTTCAAGTATATCGCTAATTTTGAAGGTGCACTTCCTGGTGGAACTGAAAAAGAATGTGGCAATTGCTATTCCCATGACCTCAAATGTGCAAGGACTATTGCGCATAAATTTTTCAACGACATACTTATAAATCCAGGAATACGAAATTTAAACTATCAAAAATAAAAATGAAAAGACTTTTTACAAGTGAGTCGGTGTCCGAAGGACATCCCGACAAAATTGCAGACAGAATCTCAGATAAGATTCTCGACAGTTATCTTGCGTTTGACCCTAAATCCCATGTGGGTTGTGAAACGTTAGTAACAACAGGACAAATTGTATTGGCAGGGGAAATTCGTTCCAATGTAGAGATTTCCATTCCTGATGTTGCAAGAAGTGTTGTAAACTCTGTCGGCTATACAAAGGCAGAATACGGGTTCTCTTCACAGAGTGTTGGAGTTTTAAATGGTCTACATCGGCAGTCGCAAGACATAGCACAAGGTGTAGATAAAGAAGACCAAGGGGCTGGAGATCAGGGAATGATGTTTGGTTATGCGACAAGTGAGACTCCAGCATTCTTGCCATTCCCACTATATATGTCCAATCTCATCTTGGAGGTTCTTGCAGAAATTCGCAAAGAGGGTTGTGTTATGACATATCTCCGTCCAGACTCAAAGAGTCAAGTTACAGTAGAGACAGATGAGAATATGAGAACAGTTAGAATAGACTCAGTTGTAGTTTCTACGCAACACGACGATTTCCTTGCTTCTAAATATGCAGGAAAGGAGCTTGATGATGAAGAGAGGGCAATTATTGAGTCCGATATTCGGGAGTATGTCTTTCCACGTGTTATTGATAAAATCCCAGAGGGAAAATGTAAAGAACTCGCCAAGGGGCTTCTTGGGGCCGATTTTACACTATTTGTTAACCCAACAGGAAGATTCGTCATTGGTGGTCCTCATGGCGATGCCGGTCTTACAGGGCGAAAGATTATTGTTGATACTTATGGAGGTTATGCGCCACATGGAGGAGGTGCTTTCTCTGGAAAAGACCCATCTAAAGTAGATCGTTCTGCAGCTTATGCAGCTCGTTATATTGCTAAAAACCTTGTAGCTGCTGGCGTAGCTGAAGAAGTAACAGTTCAGCTTGCTTATGCTATTGGTATTTCAAAGCCTGTTAGTATCCGTATTCAGACTAAGGGCAAAGCTGTAGATATGAGCGATGAAGAGATAGCAGAGGAAGTTGTTAAGCTTTGCGACCTCAGTCCTCGTGGAATAACCAGAATGCTCAACCTGGAACATCCGATATATGAAGAAACAGCTTGCTATGGACACTTTGGACGCACTCCCAAGTATGTAAGTAAAACGTTTGAGAACAACTCTGGGAATATGAAAATTGTTGATGTCAAATTATTCCCTTGGGAAGAGACCGACCTTCTTGAAGAGTTGTCTATAATATTTTCAAAACACTATATTTAAAATATTGTAGTTGAAATTAGAGAGTTTATAAAACGAAAGGACGAGGTGTTTTAGAATGCTGAAAGTGTATTTCAGCTTTTTATAAGCACCTCTCCTTTTATGAATAAATCATTAAATGTAATTTTGTGAAAAGCCGCGCGTAATATGACATCTATTTTGAACTCGATACGAAGGTTCCTATCCACGTATGGGTGGGTTTCTAATAAAGAATTTATGCTATCACTTTTTCCATCTGCAAAGTACGGAATGATTGGGGGGAGCGTGAGCCTATCGGCTATATCTGCCCTGTTTGTACACTATCTGGGAATCTCACCTGCTTTGGTTCCAGCTATAGTAGTTATTATTGTTACCGAAATATGGACTGGTATACGAGCAAGTGCGAAGCAGGGTAAAGCCTTCGAAAGTTTCAAGTTCAGTCGCTGCATTATAAAAATCACAATCTGGTTTGTCTTGTTCCATTGTGCTCAAAGTTTCAGAAATGAATTTGAATCACAAAATACAATCGTAGAAAACTTAGGTTATCTTTTTTTCGATGTGTTGAAATTATTATTCATGATACTATTTGTTATTGAGAATACAACAAGTATCATGGAAAACGAAGCTGTTCTTGATGGGAAAGACAAGTCCGCATATATAGAATATGTAAAGGACCTTTTTAGAACTTTCTTCGGAACAATTAAAGGTCTATTCGGAAGAAATAAAAAAAGCAACGATGATGAGTCTAATAATTAAAATACTTCATGGATTTGGTGTCTGGTTTTGGTCAAAGTTGGGATCAAAAGAAAGGCATATTTCTGATTTGCTGGTGCCGGTTCTGCTTGTAGCCATAGCAGCAGAATCCGTTGCGCTCTATCGCGGTTACGAGAGGAATAGGAAAATAGAGAACACGTCCAAGACACTTGCAAATTCTCTTAGCAATATTGGTAAGGCTCCAGAAAAAGCCGTTTTAAGTACCAAAAAAGGATCGATACAAGCTTTAGTGGCTACACCAAGCGGTTTAACTAACAAAAATATTAAAGACCGCTATTCGGAAGATATTGAACCTATCAAAAGTATAGGGGTAAATGCGAAAGATGTGACTGGCATACAGAAAATAACCACCGACACTCGTGATACTATATATACGCCTATGGTCAGCAATTCGTTTGGCGGACTTGAAGCGCACTATAAAGACAATTTTGCCACCATCAATGTGAGTATTGATAGTACTCGAAACAGTATTATAAACTACTCTATTCGGGATAGCCTTGTCATAATTAATTTTCAAAAGAAGCATAGCATATTGTTCGGATTAATAAAATGGCGTGAAAGTAAAAAAGTTGAAGTCCATTCATTAAATCCTAAGACAACAATATCGGGGTTTGAAGTCATTCATAAAATAGAGTAGCAAGAATATACTATAAAAAGCAGATTTCAATAGGTTTTAGTTTTAAGGTAATGATTGATTTAGGAGATGGGTACTCGCGAGGGTGCCCATTTTTGCTTCGTGTTTGCTCATTTGATTATAATTATTTAACAAATAGGATTAAAAATACACCTGTAATTTATTGCAAATATGATTA